ACCGAAGATGACATTGCCAAAGAGGAGAAGACTAATGTTTGGTATGACAACACAGTTGAGCTCTCTCGTTTCGATTTGCCTGTTGCGTCGCAAAGTTTAGTTGGACGTGATAGTGCCTATATTAGGGATCTCTTCGGGCATAATTGCATTCGTGTTGAGATTGGAAGTCGCACACATGTGCCGTGGAAGTGCGGTATTGGTGCCGTGTATGTCACAGGTCAGTTTGTCTTGATTAACAATCATGCTTTCAAGGCCGGTGTTGGAGACTACGATGTCACCATCATTAGAGGTTCCACAACGCAAGGACTCACCCAGAATCTCACTATCCGGATCATGGAAGAACAGTTAGTGCGCGATGCGTATCGCGATATCTGCTTGTTCCGGGTTACCAATCTCCCACCCCAGAAGGATATTCTGAAGTTTTGGAGTGATTCTTTTTCCCTCGTGACCAGGATGACTGCCGTGAGGCGGTTAGGAGATGGTACGGTGGAGAAACAAGAAATTCTTGGTGTCCAGCAGTGTTGGGATTTCCCCATTACAGAGTTGGATATTCCTGTTAAGTTGTATTTAGGTACAGGTGACAGAGAGACCAAGAAGGGAGATTGTGGTGGACTTGGCGTAGCACAAACCCCCGTAGGAGTCACGATAGTAGGGATTCATACGCTGGGATATGATCGCCAGTGCGGTCACATGTTTGTAGCCAAGAGTGACATTATGGAACTGATTGAGCGTTTTGCTCCACAAGACCTGATTGTGCAAGGGGGTGGTAAACCCCTATTGGAATTGGGTGGGACTGAAATCCCACTTCAACCCTTGCATCACAAAAGTGTCTTTCGTTACATCGAGCAAGGCTCGGTGGAGCTGTATGGCACATTCGCCGGCTTTCGGCCCAAACCGCGTAGTAGGGTGTGTGAAACGCCCTTAGCTGCAGAGATGCGAGAACACTTTGGATGTGTACGCACCCATGGAGCCCCAGCCATGACTGGTTGGGAACCTTGGCGGAATAATGTCGTGGAGATGCTCGATACCCATGTTACGCATAACCAGGTGGTTTTGGACCACTGTGTTGATGCCTTTACTCGAGACATTCTCCAGGGTTTGCCTACAGGTTGGGAAAAAGACATGATGTTCTTGAGTCGCAAGGCGGCTGTGAATGGATTGCCCGGCGTCATATATATTGACCGCCTAAATGCCAACTCATCCATGGGATTCCCTTGGAATTGTACCAAGAAGAAATTCCTCATTAGTGAACCTGATGAGAAGTATCCAGAGGGAATCAACTTTGGTCCAGAAGTTTGGGATAGAGTTGATATCATTGAGGAATGTTACTCGAAAGGAGAGTGCTATTACCCAGTGTTTGTAGGTCATTTGAAAGACGAAGCTCTACCGATGAGGAAGGTGGATGCTAAGAAGACACGTATGTTCACGGGAGGTCCCGTTGATTGGAGCATCGTGGTTCGATCGCGTCTACTAACCTTTGTGAGATTGGTTCAGAAGAACAAGTTCGTCTTTGAAGCGGGGCCTGGTTTGGTCACACAATCCACCGAATGGGGTGGAGTGTACAAATATTTGACCGCCTTTGGACCAGATCGTATCGTCGCAGGAGATTTCGCGAAGTATGATAAGAAGATGCGTTCTTCTTTTGTCATTGCCGCGTTTGATATCATTGTGAATGTGTGCAGATCTGCCGGATACTCGAATGAAGAGTTACGGGAGATCATGTGTATCGGAATGGATGTTGCCTTCCCCGTTGTCAATATCAACGGTGATTTGGTACGCCTGTTGGGAACGAATCCTTCAGGCCATCCTTTGACAGTTTTGATCAATTCGCTAGTTAATAGCTTATATGGTCGTTACGTGTATGTCCACACTGGACCTAGTCGCGATTGTTTTTCATTCCGACAGCACGTGAAACTGTTCACATATGGCGACGACAACATAATGGGCGTTTCACAAGATGCCCCGTGGTTTCACCACACAGCCTATAAGGCAGTGATGAAGACTATAGGCGTGGATTATACCATGCCTGATAAGGAGGCTGAATCAGTGCCATATGTCCACATTAAAGACCAATCTTTCCTGAAAAGGAAGTGGGTTTATGATGAGGATGTGTGCGCCTGGCTCGCGCCTCTCGATGAAGAGTCTCTTCACAAATCGCTCACGATGTGGCTTCCCTCAAAGTCTATCGATATGTACAGCCAAATGGTAGCTGTCATTTCGAGCGCTAACTCCGAGTATTTCTTCCATGGAAGAGAAGTATTTGAGCGCCACCACGCATTCTTTGCGGGAATATTGGCGCAGGAGCCGTACAGTTTATACGTACATGATTCCACGCTTCCACGATGGGACGATCTGAGAACCAGATTTTGGAAGTCCTCCCTTGAGGAGGATCCCCTAGCTGTCCGGGTTCTGGCTGATCCGGCAGTGTAACAACTTAGTCACAGAAAAACGAAAACGAAA